GGGGAGACATTTTCATCAAACCTTCACGTGCTATAAACTTCATCCAACTCAACTTTGTTGCTGTTAGAAGTGGTGTAGAATTTTCCGAAGTCGTTGGTGCTGTTTAATATTTTTGATATAAATAATTACAATAAGATTAGGAGAAAATTAGATGGCAATAGGAAAAATTTCAGACTTTAAGGCGGCGCTCACATTAGGGGGCGCTAGACCCAGTTTATTTGACGTTACAATTTATGGGCCGGTTGCAAGTGTGACAGGATTAGATGCGCTAGCAAAATCTCAGTATCAATGTACTACCACTTCAATTCCTGGCCTAACTGTTACACCAATGGAAAAACAGTATTTTGGTCGAACAATTAAACTTCCAGGCGAAATGACGTTTGGAACTTTATCCACCACGTTCATTAATCCAGAAGATTATGGAATAAGAAAAGGTATGGAAACTTGGATGGAGTTTATTAACGGAACTCAATCCAATTTAGCAGGAAGTATATTACCGGCTGATTGGTATGGCAGTGTCACTATAAGACAATATACAAAAACTGGTGATGTTGCAATAGACTTTGATTTTATAGATTGTTGGCCAAGTGCTGTTGATGCAATGGAGTTAAATTATGACACAACAGGAGCAATGGAAGAATTTAGTGTTACATGGGAATATAACTATTACACTTCAACTGCTCAAGATACTTCTACAGCTTTGGGCGACCAAGAATAATTTAAAAGGAAAAATATGGGATTCGCAGTTTCACAATTTAAATCTAACATTGCTTCAAACGGTGGGGGCGCAAGACCCAATTTATTTAAAGTAAAAATAGATAATTCGGTTGATGGTTCGTTATCTTTCAAAAACAACGAAACTATACTAGTTAAATCTGCACAGATTCCAGGCTCAACTATTGCTGCTCTTCCTATAAACTATGTTGGAAGGCCAATTAAATATGCTGGATTTAGAACTTTTGAAAACTGGACAACTACTATAATTAATGATGACGACTTTTCTATGAGAAATAAAGTCATGGAATGGATGAGAACAATCTCTGGTCAACTAGACGGCGAAAGAAATGAGACACATGGTGGTTATGCTACTGCAGCTGGGTTATATTTTGAGGGAACAGCTACTGTTACTCAGGTAAACAAAGACGGTGAAGATGGTCAAAGTTACACTATTGATAATATTTGGCCAACAGTTCTTGGTGAAATTACTCTTGGATGGGAAACTGATGGTATAGAAGAATATTCAGTAGAATGGTGTTTTGATACATGGAAATCAAACTAATATTAGAAACAGATAAATGAATGGCTTTCGCAATATCAGAATTCAAATCAAATCTAAAAGGCGGTGGAGCAAAATCCGCCCTTTTTCAAGTTAATCTTAATTATCCTTTCCCTGTAACCTCCCCCGCGACTCCCGCTAAATTTTTAATATCAGCAGCCTCTATTCCAGCAAGCACAGTTGGAACATACGATGTATTTTATCACGGAAAACCCATAAAAGTTGCAGCAGATAGAACTTATGAAAATTGGGATACTACAATTATAAATGATGAAGATTTTGGAGTAAGAAAATCACTGGAACAGTGGTTGAGTGTTCTTGCAAAACACGAACTAAATACTAGAAGTGTGACACAAACTGGTAATAAAGAAGGAAAGAATGCTGAATACAAGGCAGATATAAGTGTCAGTCAGTATTCTAAGAATGGAACACTTTTACAAAAATATAAGTTTATAGGAGCTTTTCCAATTGGATTATCAACTATTGCTCTTAGTTGGGAGAGTAACACAATTGAAACTTATACTTGTCAGTGGGCATATGATTGCTGGGAAAACTTAACTGTGGGAAGTTTCCCTAATACCGGGCCTCCAGGCACATGATGATAAATTATAATAGGAGAATAAATTATGGCTTTTGAAATATTTGGTTTCAAAATTGAAAGAAAGAATCAAGGAGCATCAAACGCAAGTGTTCCAGCATTTACTATGCCGGAAAATGACGATGGTTCTATGATGGTATCTGGAGCTGGTGCTTACGGTACTTCTCTGGATTTAGATGGTCAGTATAAAAGTGAAATTGAACTGATTCTAAAATATCGTGAAATGGCTCAAACATCTGATTGTGAAATAGCAATAGATAATATTATCAACGAATCAATTGTAATAGATGATACACGGAATCCTGTTGATATTATCCTTGACAGAACAAATTTATCCGTTGGAATTAAGAAAAAAGTAACCGATGAATTTCATACAGTATTGGATTTGTTGAATTTCAATAATTTTGGTTACGATATTTTTCGCAGGTGGTATGTAGAAGGTAAGTTATACTATCATATTATGATTGATGAGAACAATCCAAATCTTGGAATTGTTGAACTTCGTAGTTTAGATGCTACAAAAATCAAAAAAGTAAAACAGATTAATCAAAAAGATACTGCTGACCCAAAGAAAAAAGAAGTAAGTGTCAATTCAATGTTCAACTACAATGAATCTGGATTGGGAAATAGAACATCCGATGGTGTATTAATTTCGGGTGATAGTATCGCATACTCTACTTCTGGTTTACTTAATCCTACAAAAACTGGTGTATTATCTTATCTCCACAAAGCAATCAAACCACTCAATCAACTCCGAATGGTAGAAGATGCTATTGTCATCTATCGTATCTCACGAGCTCCTGAACGAAGGATTTTCTACATTGATGTTGGTAATCTACCTAAATTAAAAGCAGAACAATATATTCGTGACATTATGACACGATATAAAAACAAACTGGTTTATGATTCGACTACTGGTGAAGTCAAAGACGACAGACGACATCAATCAATGTTGGAAGATTATTGGTTGCCTCGTAGAGAAGGTGGTAGAGGAACAGAAATCACTACACTTCCAGGCGGAGAAAACTTAGGTCAATTGGAAGATGTGGAATACTTTCAAAAGAAAATGTACAAGGCAATGCACGTTCCTGTATCTCGACTAGAGGCTGACTCTGGTTTCTCTTTGGGGAGAGAAAGCGAGATTACTAGGGACGAGCTTCTTTTCAGTAAGTTTATTGGTAAATTACAAACAAGATTTGCAATGCTTTTTGGCGAAATACTAGAAAAACAATTAATTTTAAAAAATATAATTACTTCTGAAGAATGGTCTCAAATAAAAGACAGAGTTCATTATAAGTTTGAAAAGGATCATTACTATACAGAATTCAAACAACAAGAAACAATGACTCAGAGAGTTGATCTTGCCAGAAACATGGAAGAATATGTCGGTAATTATTATTCTAGAGAATTTTTTAGAAAGAATATTCTAAGACAGTCAGAAGAAGAGATAAGATCCGAAGATGCACAGATAGAAAAAGAGAAAAAAGAGGGTGACTTTGATGGTGATATGACTATTGATGACATTTAGAGTGTCATAATGTTTATAAATATTAATAGATAATTTTTTGGAGATAAAAATGGCAGAACAACCAGTACAAAAAGAATTTAAAGCTGTAGACATTGTAGATTTTGCAATGAGTGCACAACCAATAAAAGTAAACGATGCCTTTGATTCAATCATAGCAGATAAAGTAATGAGTTCTTTGGCAACAAGAAAACAAGAAGTTTCTGCTAGTATGTTTCAAGATAAAGTAGAAGTTCAACCAGAAGTAGAAGTTCAATCTGAACCTCAACCAGAAGTAGAAGCACAACCAATGGAGACACAATGAAACTATTAGCAGCAAAAACTGCCACAACTGAGACCGAATTAAGTTTGGGCAAAGCAACATCTGTTGCGGTTTACGCATCTGCGATTTCAATCATTTCAGTAGTTGAAAATGATGGAGAAGAGGGAGGAACGAGCGGAACAGTTCAAGGTTCTATCACTGTTCCTGCAGGGTCAGTAACAATAATTAATAAAGATCCTGACCAATTTATACTAGCAAATGTAACAAACGGAACGTACACAGTAGTAGCGTCAGCTGGTATATAATGAAATCGTTTAAAGATTTACAAAATGAACTAGTATCACTAAAAGAAGATGGTCATACTGATGTCGCAAGTGCAGTCAGACAATGTAAGATTGTCATAGAAGACGCAGCTCAAATATTGAAAAAACTACAGAGTATGGATTCAGAAGAATCTTTACCTACTTGGTGGTCTAATAAGATTGCGATAGCATCGAATAGTTTCAATAAAATGAGAGACTATCTATTAGTTCCAAGCACAGAGTCGGTCAACGTTAAGGAAGATGTTATTGACCAGTTAAGAAGTATAGTAAAAAAGAAAAAAGAATCGGATATAACTTTCAAATCTGGAACATCTGTACCAATTGATGCAGATTCAGCAAAAACTATTCTGAAGACATTCGATTCACTAAATAGTAGTAATAAGAAAAAAACACAAGATAACATGAACAAAGATACAAAATCATTCATGAAAATCTTAGATTTTGCATTTAATAACAAAGGGTAAACAAAATGAAACTAATTTGCGAGTTACAAGAAGCCGTGGATTATGAACTAATTGAAGCAAGTTCCGATAAACCTAAGCAGTATTTTATCGAAGGTATTTTTATGCAATCGGAAACAAAAAATAAAAACGGAAGAATATATCCTTTGGAAGTTCTTGAAAAAGAAGTAAAACGTTATGTGAAAGAATATGTTGAACCAAAACGTGCATTTGGAGAGTTAGGTCACCCTGACGGACCAACTGTTAATTTGGATCGTGCTTCTCATATGATTACTTCTTTGGTAAAAGAGGGGTCTAATTTCGTTGGTCGAGCAAAAATACTCGATACACCAAACGGAAAGATTGTAAAGAGTTTTATTGATGAAGGTTGCAAATTGGGTGTTTCCTCAAGGGGAATGGGAACTTTGAAATCAGAATCAAAAGACAAAGCACAAATCGTTCAAAACGATTTTTTTCTTGCAACTGCAGCAGACATTGTTGCTGATCCATCCGCTCCTAATGCTTTCGTTGAAGGTATTATGGAAGGTAAAGAATGGGTTTGGGATAATGGATTACTCAGAGAACAAGATATAGAAAGAGCAAAGAAAAATATTGAAGCAGCTCCTTCAAAGCAACTTGAAGAAATTAAGTTGAGAGAATTCACCAAATTAATGTCTAATTTATGATTATTATAAATATTAACTAGAACCAATTACTATAAATTTTTAGGAGTTTCAAATGAGTAACGAAGAAATTACAAACCAAGATGAAGTTCTGGAAGAAGTAGAACAACAGGATGAACTTGTTGAGACTCCAGAAATACAAGGGGAAGCAGTGCAAGAAGAAGAAATAGTTGAAGAAAAAATAGAAGAAGTTAAAATGCCTTCTACTAAATCGGGAATGATTAAAGCTCTTTTTGATGCTGTTAATGGTATGAAAAAAGAAGAAGTTACCGCTAAATGGAAATCTTTAATGGATGTTGCTGAAGCAGAAGACTTAGGTGGACCAACTCCAGCTGATTCCGATAACGAAAAAGATGAAGTCGGCAAAAAGAAAAAGAAGATGAAAGCATCTGACCTTCCAGAAATCAATGTTAAAGAAGACATTGAAGCATTGGTTCAAGGTGAAGAACTTTCCGAAGAATTCAAAAGTAAAGCTTCTACGATTTTTGAAGCAGCTGTTTATCAAAAAGTTATGGAACTTTCTACACAAAAGACTGAAGAACTGGAAGAAGAATATACCAAGAATCTTCAAGAAGAAATCATTACTTTTAGAGATGAATTGACAGAAAAAGTTGACGGATACTTGAACTATGTTGTTGAAGAATGGATGAAAGAAAACGAACTTTCCCTCGACAGTTCACTTAGAAGTGAAATTACAGAAGAGTTCATTGGTGGATTGAAAGGTCTATTCCAAGAACATTACATCGAAGTTCCAGAAGAAAAAGTAGACATGGTTGAAAACTTATTTGACCGCGTTGAGGAATTAGAAACTAAATTAAATGGCAAAATCGAAGAGAACGTTAAAGTTACAAACGAACTTAACGAATATCGCAAAAATAAGATTGTCGAAGAAGTTAGCAATGACCTTGCTGATACACAATCCGAAAAATTGAAGACACTTACAGAAGGTGTTTCAATGGAAGAAGGCGATGTCGAAGATTTTGAAAGTAAAGTAAAACAGATTAAGGAAAGTTATTTTCCTAGTCAAGTTAAAAAGGATGAAGTTATTAGTGAAGAAGGTGTTAGTTCAGAAG